GTTTATATCAAATACTTCATGCATCTTGCGACCTTATCGTTTTGATTAAGTTGCCTTGGTAGTAGATTCTGCAAACACCCTTGTCATCTACCGATACAGAATAATCGGAAGATATTTTGCTAGAGAAACTATAACCAGGAGCCGAAATAGGCCAACCCCACATTGTTGCGGATTCATTTCTAACAAATCTAATGGATTTATATTGCGGAATATCCCACTCAAGACCTGTTACGTTATCAACGGCTTTTGCAGGAATCCATGTGTTAATAGGTCCTACAGCAGAACTCCAGCCGTTATAATAGCCTGAGTTATAATCAAGAGGATAATTTCCACTAACCCACGTTGCCGATGAAATTTGGGCGTCTGTCGGGGCCAAATTTACATTATCATTATAGAAAGAGAACGGTATTGCTTTGGCCGCCCCATCTGAGCGGATAAGACAAAGGCATCTGATAGGATATTGAACACCGTTTCCGTCTACGAAACCTGAAGGGTGGCTACCGTCTTCGTGTCCAGGCACATAGCTCATTCCTGCCGAAACCAAATAAAGTTTAGGCCTTTTATCGGTCTGCATTAAAAGTTCTTCTGAAAAAAACATTCCTTTGTTCTCCTTATTTTTATTGAGCTTGCGATATGCTAAGCTGACCAACCACCCAAGAAGACAAATTAAAGTCGTAATCATAATATAAAACATAGTTCCCTGCATCTGATTCTGGCTCCTTTCCATTATAAAACATTGTTGTTCCCCAATCTATAGTGGGAGTTCCGATTATCTCACAATAGATTTTAATTTGATTTTCGACTCCTGCTTGAGGCGTCGGAAGTGTAAAAGTTGTATTTTGCGAAATCGTTATTTTGTTGACGCTGTTAATCTTCGGCGTTGCTGTTCCATCTGTGAGCGTATACATCAAAAATTGATTGACAAGGTATATTTCCCAATATGTGTTGCTTGTATCGTTCACGGGGTTATATGCTGTTGTCGAGGGTCCTGTTGCCTGTAATGCGTTATAGACGTTTCCGTCCGTGCCTAGACATTTAGAGCCTGCTTCATAGTCCGTAAGAGCAGACCACGGCACAAAGCCATATTTCTCGATGTATGATGTGATTTTCGAATATTCATACAAAGCCTGATTGAACTTTGAAGAATCTACAATCTCTTTATAAGCGAATCCTTTGTTTGCCTCTGCTTTTGACATCCCTATGTCACGATAGCTTGCACCTGTAACTGGTGTATCAGGTATTGTAGTATTTGCGGTTTCTGCAAAGACGCCTGTGATTGTCGTATCTCTTTCGGGTATTGTCATTTATCTAAGACTCCTCTATAACGCTATTTATATTTGTTGTCGCAGGATATGCGATTTTATAATCGTTATCCGTCAATCTCGTATTTTGATTATACGTTATCAAATATTTATTTGTCAACGATATATTTTTACTAACATAAATATCGGCTTCCATTGCATCAGAACGCTCGATTCCGATTGTTTCGCCAAGACCATCATAGACTGCATTTTTAATTTCGGGATTCGATGAATACAAATTGTGATTTTGCAAAATCTTTAACCATATCCATTTGCGCAAAGTGTCATCATCCATTTCTTCTTCGGAAGCCTGAAGCGCATTTTTTACCCACCAATGCCCGTTATCAGGTGAAACACCATCTAAATCGGGTGCGAACCAATAGTCTTCATCGTAATTGTAGCCTGTTCTGCTTTGACCTACAATTCTACCGATTGCATCAAGGTTTTCACCTTCTGCGGTTGCTACCGTTCTCATTCTCATTAAATCGGTTATGGCTGTTGATAATTCTTGAACTTCACTTGTGAAAGCATTTAGCAAAAGCTTCAAAACTTTGCTATTGTAAAACTGCGAAAGCATCCGAGATTCGGCGGTTTTCTGCAAATCGAAAGTAACGCTTGAGAAGTCAATATTTGCTATTGCCATTACGCACCCCCGTCGATTGTGATTGTAATGTTATCAGCAGTAAATTCAGCAATTTCATTCCATGCAATCTCGATGTCTTCATCATCAAGGGTGTCTGCGTCTGTTCCTATTAAGATAGAGTTTACCTTAAATCCAGGAACGCTGTTTATCGGCGTATAAAGCCTTGAGATAACGACATCAGCTCCAGGCGGAAACCCCGCAAGGCCTTGTTGGTCATATTTAGCATATTCAATGATTGCTTCTTTAATTTGAGTTTGAGCATTCCACGGGTAAACAGAGGCGTCCGTGACGGTTATATCTATACTCATATAAATCGGCACTTCTGTCGGTCTGTAAAAGTCGATAGTCTGCGTATCTCCGAGCGGTCCATTGTAAACAATCGGGTTAGGCAAGTTGCCCTGAAAGTTATCAAGAGAACCTGCTTTTAATCTCAACACGTTTGCAATATCTTCATCAGTTCCACCGACAACAACGGGGGCCATTGTTTTGGCCGTAATTCCCCTTGCGTCCGTTGTCATGCCGCTGTTGACATAAAGCCTTGCAAATGTTACGCCTGATAATCCGATAAGGCCTGCGATGATTGCATCAACCTGACGGTATGAGGTAGCAGAAGTTGCTCTTTGCTGTTTAACGTGAAGTTGTGTGTCTGTATCGGCGTTTGTGCCTACAGATGTCGGAACGCCATTTGTCGCAGAACTCCAACCAAATATCGGCGTTTGAATAGATATGATTTCTCCTGCTTCAGGTTCATTGGGTCCTGTTTCTGTACAAATAGCATTTACGATAACAGACCCGTTTGACCCTATCGTTGCGCTTGTAACCGTCTGATAAACTTGAGAGCCATCCATTGAGGATATACGGGAGCCTTGAGGTACAACGATGCCAGGCGTGCCTGATAAAGTCATAGGAATTTCTGTATAAGAACCATAGCTCGGCGTAATTCCGTTTATCTGAACAAGACCTCTTAATGCCGCACCTGATGAATAAAGAGGGTCATACTGAACACTTGCTAAATATGCTTGTTGCCAAACAACAGACAATTCTTCCGCAATAATAGAAGCGAACTGCATGAGCAATCCGTCTGCCGTTTCGTTTACGAAAGGATATTCGCCCGTATCAGGGTCCGAGATTGATTTAATTTTGTTTGTGAGGCTATCTAATACATCAGCTAACCTTTTAGGCTTAAATCCTGTGCTTGTCATTCCAAAAGACATTGTTTATAACTCCTCATTAACTTGATAGATTTTTGAGTTGACTTTTATTTTTGCATAGACAGATACCATTCTTGTTGAGTGGTCTATAATCAAATTGATTTCTTCACAATCTGTCACGCCTTCTGTGTTTACTATCTCACTTCGCAAGATAAGCTTTGCATATTCATAATCGTTGGAGCCGAGCATTTGGCCATTAAAATAGGGTATGCCTGCAGTATAATATAAGAACCATTCTCCAAACATACGGCGAAGTCTTATTTTTACCCTTTGCAAAATTTCATCGTCTCCTTTGGCCCAAACGATTTTACCGTCCTTGTAGGCAAGGTCGTTTGTCTTATCACTTATAGGTAAATCTACATATCCACTCATGCTACAACAATTCCCGTGTTTGAAGTTCCGCTCTCAACACCGCCGTGGACGTGAGTATCGAAGTTTTTATTGTTAATCATTACAGTAGTTCCTGTCAACTTAATGTTCGTAGCCTCGATTTCAACGTCACCGCCGTTTAGTTTAAGTGTAGCACCATCTTGCTTGAGCGTCAAGCCGTTTTGTGAAACAGTTATCTTTACACTTGCGTCTGCGTTTCTAATCTCCACAGAATCGTTGTTGTAACTGCTAATTTTGTTTGAGTTGGTAATTATACCAGGAAAGCACATGGCGTCTGTGAGGTCCATACAGCGCAATGTAGAGGTATATGCTTCACTCCCGATGAATGGCTTTGCGGTTCTTGTGCTATCAGTCAGTAAATTGTCAATACTTCTTTGGCTGAATATCAATGTGCATAAATTGCCTTTCTTTATCGGGTATGTTATGCTTATTCCGTTACCGCTCTGCACCGCAAGAGGTATGTTTGTGATTTTCGGGTAATCAATAAAATCAAAAGTCCCATCGGGCTTAGTTATCTTAGCCTTAATTGCAGGCGTAGCAGATACTCTCTGCGTTGTGGTGTCAAACTCGTCTATAATAGCAGGAATGGACGTGTTTATCTTCAATGCGTTTTGCCAAAACATTAAATCGAACTTTTGCTTTTCTGTTGCTATAAATCTGTTATCCATTTTCCGCCTCTGTGCCTAATTGCATTAAACTTACAATGTGCATGTCCCATGAGTTATCTTTTGGGCATAAATTATAGTTGATTTCATTTATACCGTAAACATTCGTCAAGTTTTTGTTAAGCTCAGACTCTGCTTTTACCTTATCTCTAAGGTTAAAGTTGGGCAGATACTGAGCCTCAATATCTGCCCCCCTCTGAACTGCCCACGGACCGAACAAGCGAGGGGAAACTTTTCGCAATCCATTCGTGGCATTCAGAACTCTCTGAACATTGTTAAACTTACCATCTGTTTTAGCTTTGAATATACCATTATCAACAGTCCAAGAAAAACCAAACTGACCACCGAGGTTGTTTAAGGCATCCATTGTGCTTGCGCAACAAGAAAAACCTGACGGGCCAAGTTCTCCTTCAACATCTATTTCTGTCGGGTCAACAATTACACCCTCAAGTGTTGACGCCATTTCTTTGACGATTTCTTTGACCTTTACGCCTTCGGTATATGTTTTTGAAATACTTGCCCTCATATATGCACCATTTGATGTCAAGCAATCTATAGTAGTGATTACGTCGGGCCCTTGCCTTGTAGAGTTGACGTTTCTTATACCCCCAAAAAACACCATCTCTTTGTCATCACGCCCTTCAAAGCCTGCAAATACGTAAACAGACATTTCTTTCTTGAGAGAATCTCGTGTTCCTTCGGATAGGTTCCAAATATTTAACTGACACGTACAAAAACTTAAAATAGCACGATGCACGCTTACGGCAATTCTTAGCGTGTTATTGTTTCCGTTTGAAACCAAATGAATAGACTGTGCCTTGTTGAGCACTTTTCCTTTCCATTCTTCAAACGGTCCTATATAAACCTCTATTTCCCTGTATTCATTTGCCATTTATGCACCTAATTTATCATTTTGTCTTCCCAAAGAACAGGCGGCGTTTCTCCTTGCGGATAGTAATAAACAAAGCATGTGTTACCAAGGCTGTCAGGCGTATCGTTTTCATATCCTTCAGGGCTAACACACCTTATTGTTTGGCCTGCAAAAATCTCCGCTTTTCCTTTTACAAGATTATCAACACCGACGTTTAGGCATATACCTGTCAATATAGGATTTTCATTGACATCGTAAATATCCATGAGCCAACGCCGTATGTCTTTCATGTAATATGTTTCGATAACAAAAACATTTTCGCTTAAAGCAATAGTTATTCTGCGAGCACCTGCGTTTGTTAGTGGTATAAGCTTAGGCATTATCTATCTCCTGTAATGTTTGCTGTCCACCGTCTTCCATTTGTGATGAAGCCTTTTGGACTGATACGCTTGAGCCTCTGTATTCGGTCAACTGAGTCTTTGCTTCCTTTAGCTGTATAAACTCTACCATGATTTGCAAAGCACCCCTGTAAGGCTGTTTATGCACGATAGGCAAGCTACTGATAACCATGTTCTTGTATTCTTTTTGCTCGGTGACAATAGAAACAGGAATTTTCTTTTCCCATATCTGAACAAGCTTGTCGAACATTTCTGAATTGCTAACACCGCCAGAGGT